AACCCTAATGCAAGTGAAGGATTTATCCGCAAAGTGTCACAAGCTCATGGCGCAATTGCCGGAGATGGTAAGGGCAAAAGAGTAATCTATAAAGCTACAGCTGAGAAAGGCGCACAAGCTCTAGCCGGTATTGAAGCCACAATTAACAAATATCTGGGCAGTAAATTTAGAGGTAACTAATGGCACTAAGTCAAAATGTTGTAATTAACTTTCTCACCAAGTTTGATAAAAAGGGTTTGCAAAAGGCTACAAAAGAGCTTAAAGGCTTTGATAAGTTTATAGCCTCAAGTAAGTTTGCGACAAAAGCCGCTTTAGTTACAGCTGGACTTGCCTCTGCCTATGCCTTAGATAGACTTGCAAAATCATCTGTTAGAGCTGCACTTGAACAGGAAAGATTAGACAAATCTATAGAGCAATCTCTTAGCTCAATCAATGAGCTTGGCTCTTTAGGCAGTGTTAAAACTTTAATTGCAGATCTACAAACTGCTACAAACATCACTGAGGATGAATTAACGCCGGCATTAAATGGTTTAATTATTTCAACAGGGGATTTAGCTAAAGCGCAAAATTTATTAGGCGTTGCAATTGACACAAGTAAAGGAAGCGGCGTTGATTTACTTACAGTCACAGATGCTTTGGGTAAAGCAAACAGGGGCAATTTTAGAACTTTAGGTCAATTAGGTCTTGGATTTAATGCAGTCACAGCTCAAGAAATGGGCTTGGCTGAGATAACAGATTACTTGACCCTTAAGTTTGGCGGAGCTGCAAAGCGAGCTACAGAAACCTTTGGCTCAAAATTAGATGATCTGAAAATCAGTGCAGGTGAGGCACAAGAAAACTTAGGTCAAGGGTTTATCACAGCCGCAGAAATTATCATGGGTAGCAGTAATTCTACAGATGTTTTTGGTGCAAAACTTGAACTACTTGGATTAAATGGCGGTTACATTTTAATTGCTTTAGCTGACAAAGTTAATAAAATTCAAGACGCTTTTAGTGGGTTGAGTAAAAAAATTGATAGTGACCCAATCTTAAAATTCTTTTTCGGCTCTGCAAAATCTATCCCAGTATTGGGCGGTTGGATTGATGGCTTTAGAGGTTTAGCTGAGGATGGCAAAAAGATTGCAGAAACCTCAAAAGAAACTGTTGCGCAAACAGAGGAACAAAAAGCCGCTGCCGCAAAACTAGCCGCACTACAAGCCAAGTTTGATAAGTTTGCCGCCGCCGCTTTAGATAAACAGAAAAAACTTACAAAAGAAAAGGCTGCTCAAGCTGCACTGGACAAGAAAAAGGCAGAGCTTGAGTCTATGTTTGATTTAGAGAGAATTAACCTACAAGCTGCCTTGAGCCGTAAATTGTCAGCTGAGGATGAGATCCGCGTAAAGTTATTACAAAAATTAGCAGATGGTACTGCTAAAGCTATTGATGAAGCTTTGAGATATGCAGATGTACTTAAAGTTATTGAGGATGGGAAAATTACAACCGCAGAGGTTGAGATGTTAGCTAAAAAATGGGGTATAACTACTGTTGAAGTCTTACTCTACTTACAACAATTGTTTGCAGCTAATGATGAGTTACGCAAAATGCTTGCTTTAATGGATGAACTGAGCAAGAAAAAATTTACTTTACCAACTGTAGAAGCTGATTTATCTCAAATAAGTCCTAAAATACAACAGCAAATTTTGTCCGGTGCTGACCCAATTGCAGCCGGAGAGCAAGTTAGATTAGATCTAAAAAAACAATTGGGCAAAATGGATCCAACCGGATCCGGTGCAGCGGCTAGTGGTAGATTGACCGCTCAAGCAATTGATTACTATCAAAAGCTTTTAGATATACCACGCATGGCAGAGGGTGGCATTGTGAATAGGCCGACAATGGCAATGATTGGTGAAGCCGGAGCTGAGGCTGTAATCCCATTAGATCGCATGGGTAGCATGGGTACAAAAGTTACAGTAAATGTGCAAGGCTCTGTAATCTCTGAGGGTCAATTGCAATCTGTAATTCAAGATGTTTTGTATAACTTAAACCGCACCGGCGCAGTAACTCAGTTAGCAAACCTGGGTAGATAATGTCAGCGGCAGTATTAAAGGCAGAGATAGATTTTAGCAATGGAGCAAGTTTTGATCCTGCTCTTGTGCTGGATGACATAAATACAGTCTTAGACTCAGCTGTTTTAGGTACTGTGGCCGCGGATGTTGTAGATATAACAGCCTTTGTAACTCAGTGCTACATAAAGCGTGCCTTCAATAGATCATCTGACTCATTTATTGGTGGCAGTGCAAAAATAGTATTTGTTGATCAGACAGGTACATTTAATCCTGCTAATACATCATCACCTCTTTTTGGCAAAATTAAACCTATGCGTAAGATACGCATGACTGCATCTTTTAATAGTATTAACTACAGCCTTGGATCTTTCTATGTGCAAGAGTGGAATTACAAAAGTCCGACTGGATTTGACCCTGCCTATGTCACACTTAATTGTGTGGATGGTTTTCAACTACTAAACCTAACTACCTTGACCACAGTCACAGGCGGTACAGCCGGACAAACCACAGCTGCAAGAGTTACAAGCTTGTTAGATGCTGGAGATTGGCCAGTAGGTATGAGGGACATATCTACAACAGCTACTACAACAGTGCAAGCCGATAGCGGCAATTCAAGATCTTTGCTTGCAGCTTTGCAAGAAATTGAGCAGACAGAAACCGGGGCTTTGTATGTTGATCAAAGAGGCTTTGTTAAATTTATGTCAAGGTCAGACATTGTTACTGCATCTGGAGCGGCTCTTACAAAATTTTCAGATGTCAATGGATCAGGTGACATTACTTATCAAAATGTTGAATTTGATATATCTGATTATCAGATGATCAACAAAGTTACTGTCACGCCGGCAGGATTGACAGGGCAAACAGCTCAAAACTCTGCAAGTATTGATGATTATTTTCAGCATAGCAGGGTTAGATCAGGCATTATGCAAACAGAGGCAGATGCTTTACAACAGGCTCAAATGATTATTGCTTCACGCGCAGAGCAAGGTGTTGATATACAGCTCAATTCTTTAACTGTAGATGCCTATAGTCAAGGGGATCCTGCAAGGACTACGGCAGCTTTAGCTCTTGACATTTTTAACCCTATTGAAGTCACTCAAACCTTACCTGCCGGCAATGTAGTCAGTGACAGTGTTATAGCAGGGGTGCAATACCAGATCACCCCTAATTCTTTTCTTGTAACATTTTCATGTGCTCAACCCTTTGCGGTAGGTTTTTTGCTAGACTCAGCCGTTGATGGTGTACTTGATGAAGATAGTTTGAGCTACTAGGAGATACATGGCAAAACAGACATTTACCACTGGCCAAGTTTTGCTTGCCAGTCAGCTCACATCCTTACAACAAACTGCAATGCTTGGCGGAGCTGCATCTGCTAAAACAGCTTCATACACATTAGTAGCCGCAGATGCCGGTACTGCAATATCAATGACCTCTACAAGTGCTACAACAATTACAATCAATACTGGATTGTTTGCAGCCGGTGACACAGTACAAATAACAAATCTAGGCACTGGAGTTTCAACAATTACAGCTGGTACAGCCACAGTTAATACATCTGCATCATTAGCATTAGCACAATATGAAAGTGGTACATTAAATTTTACTAGCACATCCGCCGCCATATTTATTAAAGGCGCAGGTGCAGCCGCAGCATCAACCCCAACATTAAATGAGCAAGTATTTACTGCATCGGGAACTTTTACAGTTCCAACAGGTGTAACGAAATTATGGGTTGAAATTCTTGGTGGTGGTGGTAGTGGTGGAAGAGAAAATACTTATTCAGCAGGTGGTGGAAACGCTGGTGCTAGAATTAACAAACAATTTACAGTTACACCCGCAGCTGCGCTCACGGTTACAATAGGAGCAGGTGGTGCGCAAAAAACTACCAATGGCGACGGAAATGCTGGAACTGCATCAACTTTTGACACTGAGACAGCAGGTGGTGGTTCAGGTGGAAAACAAGGTAATACAAGTAATATTACTGGTGCGGCGTCAACTGGTGGTTCATCTTATGGAGTAGGTGGTATTTATGGTGGAGCAGCCGCGGTAAATAGTGGAGCAGGTGGTGGTGGTGGCCCTGATGGTGGAAGCGGAGCACACGGCGGAGCAGGTGGCTCTGGTCGCATAATTGTAAGGTGGTTATCATAATGTCACATTGGGCAGAGATAGATAAAAATAATAAAGTAATTAGAGTTTTAGTTGGCGATAATAATGAAATTGATGAAGGTGAAGCATTTATGAACTCATTAGGTGGCACATGGGTTAAAACATCATTTAATGCAAATATACGCGGTAAGTTTGCTGCCATAGGTGATATTTATGATGCAGACAAAGATGTATTTATTGAGGCAGTAAAACCAATTGATAAAAAAGCACAAGCCGAAGCCGAAGCAAAGGCAACTGCTAAGGCTGCATTGTTAAGCAAACTTGGTATTACTGCCGAGGAAGCAAAATTGTTACTTGGCTAACAAGCATGTGTATAGATGGCAAAAATTATTGAGCTGACAAGCCCTAATGGATGGCCGGCTAGTGAAGATCGCAAAACTATAGGCATACAATCTTTTGCCATACCCGGCACATCACTTAAGATTGCATGTGCAAAAGATGTAGCATCAATAATTGTTGCCTTTTGTAAAGAGTTTCATGAGCTTGTAGAGCCTATTGATCAAGGTCAATTAGATGACTGGGGTTATGCTTTTAGGATGACTAGGGGATCAGATAA